CCCCCATATGTGCATTTCTTCAAATCTGGGGAAATTTCATGTTCTACCTTGATTATTAGTTTCATTCGCGTCATCCTACTAGAAATATCGATTTTTTAATTGCCGGTACTGGCTCCCAGCTTTGGCTTTGGCCCAATCAACGGCCCCGGCTGCCGTCCAACTTTGGCATGGCGCTCCCGTTGCGCTCTCTTGCGTTATCTGCTCTCTGCTCTTTTTTATTGCCTATCTGGTTTCTACTCCAGAGATTTTTTTACAAGGTCCCTCGTTCGTCCTTGCCCGGGAAATATTATTCTGACTATCTTCCCGTTTTTACTGTCCAGGTTTTCAAAATATACATTGCCTTCCCGGTAATACAGTCCCGCTATATCCGGGCGCTCGTAATGGATGTATTTTCTTTGCATTATTTAACCTCCGGTCCTCTAACTTGCTTTCCCGGCATACATCCGAAGTGTATGTGCAGCTCCGTCCGCCGCCTTGTCTTGATATGCACATGGTCCCCGCTTATCTCCCTGCCGCACTCGCTGCAGATGTAGACCGGGGATTCCGGTTGTTTTTTTTTCTTTTACCCTATCCATCGTGTCTCTTCCTCCAGCTGTGAGAAGGTAGCCAGCATCAGCCTGCCGCAAATCGGTGCTCCATTGTACTTCCCCATGATATCAGCAAAATCCCTCGTCGCTCCGTCCCACGTGCCAGGCTCCATAGGTTTTCCGTGATACTTCAAGTAAAAGTTGTATGTATCGCAGAACACGCCTTTTACAAGCTTCCCATTTTCTTTATCTCGTTCTATCTGCCCTTTTGTGGTCATAAGATGCACCCCGCCTTCTTGTAATGCGCTCGACGGCGCTTGTATTGATTCTGGCAGAACTGGATATCATCCACATAGTCATAGCATATTGCATCGCCCTTACCCTGAAATACCCTTGCTATCCTTCCAATGCTCTGTGTGACCACCGCAAAATCCTTTTTAGGTGTGGTCATGTATAACCGGTCAAGACGCGGTATATCCAGTCCTTCCTTGGCCAGGGAATAGCTGGCAAATAGGAAATGCTTCTTCCCGTTCCGCATATCTTCAATTGCCTTCTCCCTGGCAGCCCTGCCTGTCTTGCTTGTCATGCTACCATCAATCATTACGGCAAACAGCCTGTATTCCTCCGGCAGAAGATCCATGAGGGTCCTGAGATGTTCCAGGCGGTCAGACAAAACCAGGTTCCAGCACACCGCGTTGTTGAGGAGGTCCTTCACAATCATCTCATTTCTCTGGCTGTTGCCTGTCAGATACGGGATAAGTTTTCCATAATCCAATGTCCCATCCGTATCCAGGCAGTACCGACTGATCTCAATTCCGGTATCACGCTGCACAATCCGTACCTTCATTGTCTTATCAGCCACTGCCTCATCCGGCACCCGGTATTCCACCGGTCCCAGCACCGCAAATGTACTCCTGATCATCCCATCCGATCGATGTACCGTAGCTGACAGGCCATATTTATATCTAGCCGCCAGGCTGTTCATTACACGGTAGAACATGGTCATTTGCGTAGGTGTACCGGCCAGCCTATGGCACTCATCAACAATGATTACATCCCAACTGTCCCGATATAGGGACAAGTCCAGCCTGCACAATGTCTGAACCGTTGCAAATGTCATATGGCTGCCTATGCGTACTTTCCCCGCCGTTATCTTTCCCAGCGTTTCCCGGGGGAAGTATTGGACTGCCCTGTCATAGGACTGGGTAAGCAGGTCCTGCGTGTGCGTAATCCATAAGGTCCTGCGTGATAATGCAGCCGCCAGGGCAATGCCCATCTGTGTTTTACCGGAGCCGCATGGACTCTGTAGGATTCCGCAGTTCTTATGGCTCATTACCTTAACTGCCGGTTCCTGATAGTCATACAGAGGGATTGTCCCTGAATACTCTATGTATCCGTTATCGGCAAGCTGTATCTCAAACGTATCTTCCGGCGTTACGAACTGCCTGATTTGCTTCCCTACGCCGACCGGTACGACCAGGTCACTGCCCTCTACACGGTAAAGCCATAGGTATCGTGGTGTGTTTCCTGTCCACAAGCCCCTGCGGGTCCGGTCTATATATTCCGGATTTGGCAGGATCAGGTTTTCGCTGCACCAGTCATACAGCGGCTTTTCTGCATCCTTTATCCGTATCTCACTTCCAATTACCACCTTCATCCTCATCACTCCATCCATCTTCCCTGTCTTTTTCATCGAGCCAGGAAAAGAAATCCTCTCCATACACCTGGCAGTCCTTCCGGTCAAATCGCTTCACTCCCTGATCTTGCAAGGCTTTCAGCTGCCAGTATCCTATCAGATATATCTCCCCTGGCCCAAACCGGACTGCGAACCGGCCGCGGCTGTTTCCCGTCATCTCAAACAGCCGCATGGCATTATACTGGTTCTCCTCCATCCTGCTGAGCAGGAAATAGTCCCCCTGACAGTCCTTACAGTCAAACAGATATGTATGGCCATTTCTGGCTGCAATCACATCACATGGCTGTCCGTTCCTGTTATCCTGAAAAAGATGTACCCAGAACCAGTGGTCCGCCAGGATATCAGCAAATTCTTTTTCAAATTGGGTTCCCGTACTTTTATTGCTCATGATATCCTCCTATTTTGCTTACAGTCCAACCATTTTTCAAGGTCGTCCAACCGGGTTTTTGACCAGATTAGGCCCGGAAACCCTTGATTTTACGTATGGTCCAACCGTCCAACCTAAAATCCGGTTGCATAACTGTATATTTTTAGAGTAGAATTATATTGTTAAATTTTATACAAACTTTTCTTCTCTCCATACGAGATATATTAAACTGGTTGGACTAGTTGGACTGGTTGGACTGTATATAAAAAAGCCTTATTTTATGCGGGTTTCAGGGTCCAACCTAAAAAAATTGCATGGTTGGACTGGTTGGACCCCCCCTATCTAATCAAATGGAAGCCTCTCCTGCTCCCCATCAATCACCATAAATCCATTCGGATCCGTATCGTCGTCATCCTGTGGCAGAATAAGTTTTATATAACTTGACTTGATTCCATACACCTTTGTGTTATGTATAAATTTCCCTTGCGGGGTTCTCTTTAGATACCCCTTATCATTCCATTTCCTGCTGACAGCTGTATAGTCAAACCCTCCCTGGTCTAGATATTCCAGCAAAACATCCCGGTTGATAATCAGCAACTCTCCATCAATCTTCCCCCAGACCTCTCCCTTATTGGTTGAATCAGGCGCTTTTGGGTCCTCAAAACGAACTGGATTCTTTGCTGCCCAGTTTAGGACTGACTGATAGGCCCTCTCTGCCACATCGACCTCATATGCACTTTGCAGGTACTGTTTTACCTGCTCCACACGGAGCGCCTGTTCTTCTGTAAAGAACAGTTTCACGGCAATCTCATCCGCCAGCAGGATACATGCCATTGCCATTGCCTGTTTATCGGTTGTATCCAACCTGCACAGCTCGTCAAAGATTGCCCTGTAACGTTCTACAACCTTTTCTGTTTCCTGCTCCTGTAGGTACTCCACAAATTTCCTCCCCGCAAACCCATAGTTCTCCTGGACTACATTGCTGACATGATGCCCATCATCTACCAACGGCCCGTCTATTGCAATCTCAATTACTCGGTTTTTAGAGCCGCCACCGGAATTTGCCTTGGTTATCGGCTCTTCTCCAGTAAACAGGAAACTGTTCTTCCAGGTCCTGGTTTCCTCGACTCCGCCATAGGCCCGCGCCCGGCCCCGGTCCACCCCTTCAGTAATCTGATAAATCAATTGATCGAAGTTTCCCTGCCATTTGTCTTTAATGGTCTGAAGCTCATCCCCCGCGAATGGGATGCTGCACAAAAATGAAGCATTGCGCATAATGGCATTTTTTGTCATGTTCATGGTCTTGACCAGGCCGCCCATTTTGGGATTCCCCCAGATACTCATGGCCACCATCAGCGCTACCGTCTTACAGGTCCCGGTTGTCCCCCAGACATGAAGGACGAACGGCAAGATCTTAAGCGGCTCCAGGAGCACCGAAGCAAAGCTGGCCGCCATCATCATCCGAAGCGGTATATTCTGCCGCAGGCCGGCACACAAATCCTTCCATGCCTCAAAACTTCCTGCTTCCTTTACATTCCGGAAAATAACCTCATAGTCCATATCTCCTTCATATCGGATATCCTCGGCGTAGGGAGTGAATGAGTTTCCAACCCATCCCAGGCGGTTGATGGATTTCTTCGGGTTGAGGGTCAAAGGATTGAGCCCTACACACTCAGATATGTAGCGAACCATGTTCTTTGCATTGTCAGATGTTACTTCTATACCGAACTGGCTCAGGGTATCCACAATCTTATTGGCATTGGCGCACACGCTCCTGTCCACTGTGATAGTCTGCCACGTGGCGGACTTGAAGTAGGCCAGCGTAATGCGCTCCTGGGCAGTATCCACGTTTTTCAATATCTCCACCGGCAGGATCGGATGGCTGCAGGCAACGACCGGCATGGGCATTGCATTTTTATCATAATGGACGGCCCTGACTCCCAGGTCATTTGCAGTCCATTCACCGCAGACCAGTTCCAGTGGCTGGTCCGTAAACTTTGTCTTCTGCCCGGTCTGTTTCTGGCGCTGCGCATAATCTAGGACAAAGGATTTATAGACGTTATTAAATTCTGTCGCCCTTTTTAGTCTCCTGGCAGTATTCCGCAATGCCTCAATATACTGGGTCCGTTCTACATTGTCCTCAATCTCAAATATTTGATAGAATACTTCATCTGGAAACGGTTCCGTCGGGCTCAATTCTGACATGCCAGTCAGCAATTCGTCTTTCGACTTCTCCAATCTTTTTCACCGCCTTCTTGTCTGCAAATAGTTCTTCTGGACACTGCTCCAGACAATCAAGCAGATATTCCACGCGGGATAAACTTCCCAGTCCTTCCCAGAAATGCTCATTACGCTCACGGACTGCCATGCAAAGTAGCCCACGGTAAACTGTCAGGTACATCCTTGACCGCTTTATGAAAGCCGTCAGTTCCCGCCGCCTGCGCTGTATTTTCTCCGCCTCCCGCTTTTCCCGGTATGTCACTGGCACATTGATAGGGATATCAAAGGCCGCAGCCAGCTCCCTGGCGGCATCCGTGTTGCTGATTTCCCGGTACAACGCTGTAAACTTAATCTGGTCCCCGCCTGTCCCGCAGGTAAAACAATAAAATCCCTTCCCATCCGGATATATCCTAAGGCTGGGATCCGTATCATGGTGGAAGGGGCATAAACACAGCCCCTTCCGATTCACCTGAATACCGCAGTATTCCACTACTTGCCGCATTGAGACACCTTCCCTAACCTTCCGGAACAACTCCGGGTCGTAACTACATGAACGGTATCCCTTCATCTTCCACCCCATCCGGAATGTTCATGAAGCCATCCCCTGCTACACTGGCAGTGGCTGGGATGGGCTTCTGTACCGGTCTATCCGGAAGCATCTCATCCTCTGGAACTTCCGCCTCAGCGAGGCCTGCAACGCTGCGTATGCGGAACAGTTCCGTTACGATTGGGCGGTTCCCATTCTCTGCCTCATACTGCCGGCGCCGGAATACACCCCCGAACCGTTTTCCAATCAACGTCTTTTCATTATTCTCTTTATCCCATTGGAACGTGAAATTGTTTGTGCGTTCAATGGACGTGATGATTCCTTTGAACCAGGACAGGCCCTTCCCGTCCATGTTCTGCTTGAACACACCTTTCCACTTGGCGCTGGAAGGGTTCTGGATCTTCTCGGCGTCAAACAGTTTCTGGTAAAAATCCTTATGCTCACCTGTCAGGATATCAAACAGGATTACGAACTGCGCGTTCCCGTTCTTTGATTCCTGGACTACCACCTGCTTGATGATGCATTCATACTTCCCTTTTGGCAGCTGCTGTGATTCGCCAGTATAGGCAGCTGCCTCGTCATATCCTTGTGGTTTCTTAATCATTCAGCTTGTCCTCCTTTAAGTTCTTGGGATTCTGTATCCCGTAATACTCCCGGATTGTATCATCCACCAGGAGAAGGTCATTATCAATCTCAACACTTTCAAACATATCATCCGGCGCTTTGCTTACTGCCCCATCACGCGACTGTGTGATGAATATATAACGGTCACTTTTTACTGAGCGAAGAACTACCGTAAACAACCCTTCGAGACACACCTTTTCGTCTAGAAGTTTTCCAATTGTCTTGGGCTTGATGTCCCCATAATCATTGGTATCCTCATGCATGATGACATACACAATCCGGTCTTCCGGAACATCATCCTGAATGGTCTTAATCAGGCGATAAAAATCGTCCGCCAGCTGATTGTATAGCCCGAACACTGCGTTCCCTTTCCCTGTCGTGCTGTGCCCATCCATGAACTGTCCGGTAATGAGATATCCCGCATCATCAATCACGATGGATTTGGGCCAGTTCGAGCTCTTTAGACATTGCTTTATATAATCATATTTATCACTTACTGTACCGCCAATCTTTCCCTTGAATGGTAAAGGTTTATTAATCACCCGGATTAAGCCAAAATCCTTTCCCACACAATTCTTCATGCTTCGGGACTTTCCGCTACCGGATTTTCCCATAATCAATACCGGTATTGCCATTTCTTTTCCTCCTCTCTCTTACGCATAAGGAAGCTCCTCATCATCCAGGGATTCCTTTCCCGTCTCTCCACTATCTGTCCCTTCCTCATCTTCATTCGGGAGCCAGTCATTACGGAAGAAATCAAGCCCTGATAATGCTGGGAACAGTACGTCCCTGGCCCGTTCACCAGGTTCCACTGTCGTGACCCAATAAATAGTGGTATCATTCTTCCAGTACAGGGTACTTGGCAGATAGCTAGGCCTGCCCGGCATGGATTCAACAGTGCTGTCCAATTCCTTTGTGCTAATCACATCTGACACCTGCGACCTGGGTACAATCACATACTGTCCAGTACTATGTATTTGATATGTGTTGAATTCATGGGGCCATGATATATAGTTGATTGGAAGCCTTGCTGCGTAATCCCTGGCCGCCTTCCAGGCTTCATAGATATCCGGGTAATCCACGCATGTATCCTGCGCCACCTGTTTCTCCTGTATATAGTACCTGTAGCACTCTCCGGGTTCCGGAATATCCCCAATCAGTTCAGTAAGCGCCGCCTTGAACTTATTGGAAGCGTATTCCGTATCCGTGCTCAATCCCCACGTACTTCCATATACCAGATAGTTTCCCGCGATGTTTCCCACATAAAGCCCTGCACTCTTAAGCGCCGACTTCATCATCTTCTTTAGTTCCGCTGTCTTTAAAAACATCCTTCTTATCTCCTTTCATATTACGTTTCACGCTCTCGTCCATCCCGTTCCGTACCAGCGCCAATACCATGTCCATTTCTTCAAAAGACAGATGCCAGGCACCCGTAACCATAACCTTCACAATCCGGGCCGCCACATCCATCAGCACCTGCATCCGGAACGGAGTAATCTCTCCCCCAGCCATTACCTTATCCTCAGGCTCTCACCGCGCGGTTCCAGGTGGGCCCAGTCAACCTGCTTCTCTGCCAGCAGGCTACGAATGGCCTCGTTGTTCGGGACCGGGTCCTGTGGAATCAGGAAACGTCCTGGAATGTCCTCTATGGCCCCGTCTATGATTAATGGCTGCAGGCCGCCATTCTTCTGGATGTTGAAGCTGAACAGGGCTGTCTTGAATTTGGTTTTCCCTATTTCACGCATGTTGGCCTCCAGATTGTCCTTCAGCCATTTCTGACGGTCCTCCAGCCTCTTGCGCCGTGCATAAAGTCGTTCTTCCTCTTCTTTCAGTGCTTCAATATCAGCCTTCATTCCGGTAATGATTTTGGCGTAACCGTCTGCCTTCTCTTCAATTTCCCCCCACAGGCCTTCCATGGTATCTCGCAGCGTCTGCTCGTCCACCTCTGGGTCATAGGCCATATCCTGCAGAATCTGATACTGTTCTGTAAGTTCATATAATCCCATACTTGTAATCTCCTTTAAAATCCCTTATACTAAGGGTGATTAGATTATCTTGCTATTGGACCTTCGGACGACTCCACCCGTCGGGGGTCCATTTTTTGTATGACCGGCACGGCATCATTCGGCTCCGCTCCGGGCATCTATTCCTGTACCGACATGTCCGGCACACATCCTCTATCATCGTCTGCCGCCTCCCTACTCTTTGACATAGACAGACTTGGTATCGTTGTCATATACCAGCCG